CAGGAACTGACAGGAAAAATCATGACGAACTGCCGAGGTTACTCGGAGTGATGACTCATGAAGCCCATCCCATCAGCTTTGCTGTGGGTGGGTAGTTCACGATGGAATCAATTAAAGAGACCTGTTATAAAGGTACTCGAATCCTATTAGGAAATGAAAAAAGAGACTTAATCAATAAGATGATTGAAGTCCTTAAAAGAGATGGGTTTGTTGAAATTCAAATCCCAATAATCCAATACCAAGAAATTTTCAAAAGTAAGGTTGGTCAAGAAAATACCAACATGATGTTCAACTTTAAAGATAGGGGTGATAGAGATATTTGTCTTGCACCTGAATATACCGCAGTTGTTCAACAATTATCTAAAACCACATTTAAATATAAGAAAGATGTAAAAGTCTTTTATGTAGCAGAATGTTTCAGAGGTGAGAAACCACAAGAAGGTCGTTACAGAGAATTCACCCAATTAGGTGTTGAAATCTTAAACCCATCTAAAGATTATATGACCTATCTACAAGGATTGGCTTTAGAATTAATGGGGGATAGACCTTGTATTATTGATACGGATGTTACAAGAGGTTTGGATTACTACAAAGGTGGTAAAGGTTTTGAGATAGCCTGTCCCGAATTAGGGGCTCAAAAACAAGTTTGTGGTGGTGGTGAGTATGATGGTGGTGTTGGATTTGCCTTAGGTATTGATAGAATCCTATTAACAAAAAACCCTTAATCTCTTAAGGGTTTTTTTGTTTAGCTTTTTCTCTATCGATTAACATTCTGAGTAGACCTTCATATCCATTTTCTATTCTCACACCTTCTCTGTCAAGTTCATTGTATATAGTACTTAAAGTTTTTGTTACAACTCTTTCTTTACCAGTTTTAGTTTTAATTCTTGATTTAACTTGAACCGTATTTAGTAACTGGATATTCGCAGGATGTACATTACCAGCAACCTCTCTCATACAATGATTAACAATATATCTTGTATCAGCAGCATTTAAAGGTAACCTTTGTTCCGCCTTTGGCCAATTTCTTGGTAATCTACCTTTTAATTGTCCTCTATGTCTTAATAACTGAACAAGTGTTGTTTTTGTGTTTGGTAAGGATTGTAATGAATTGTAGATAGTATCCATATTTGCACAAGTATCAAATTTTTCGTAACCTTCTAATGTAAGACTATTCCTGCTAAAGAATTTATCTACAGCTTCTTTTTGTCTAGCTTTAATTTCTTCTTCAGCTATATTTAAATAACTTTCATAGGCCTTTAAAATACCTTTGTATTGATCGTTAGACATGATGTTGTTAGGGTCGACATTTTTACTTTCACCTTTTTTCTTATCATTATCGTTAAAACCTGGACCTACAATTTCAATATTTAAACCATTTGGACTAACTTTACCTCTTAACCATTCTACAAATTCTACATAATCACTCTCTTCATATCTGTCAAATAAATAATTTTCTAACATATTATTTATACCACCATTTCTAGCGAAACCATTAAACGGACGATTATCATTTGTAAACGAAAATTCACCAGTTTCATCTTTAATTGTGAAAGGAGATGCTTGAGTCTTACCTTCGAGCTCTAATGTTAAACCAAAAACTCTAAGTACATCTTTATATTTTTGAAAACCATTTCTACCACTTCCTCTCCCTAAGTAATGTTCCATAACGATACTAATTAAAGTATTAGCTAAATCATCCTCATCGTAAGCCCATCTTTGTCTTTGACCGGTACGAGTATTAAATGTTATTTCAAATTCTTCTTCATCCCAATCGTCATAATCATCTTGTAAATAAGTCTCTAATTTGCCTTTCACCAAACCCCTTAAGAAGTTTTCAACACTACCATCAATACCATAATCCCAACTAATATTATTATCGATTGGGTTATAAATTTCTACCCCATCACCTTCAAATAAGTCTTGATAGAACGCAAATTTATTGTTTGATTTTTTATGGATTAAGAATATAAGTAAACCGTCTCTAGTGTAATATTTAAAATGTGTATCAGTATCACGAGAAGCAACACACCATTGTGTATTAGCACCATACTTACATGAAGCTTGATGTGTTAAAGGTATTAACATTAACCAATCAGAATCTTCGTATAGTTTACGACTACCTTCTTCTTGTTGTAATTTAGCTGCCGCTTTTTCTTCTGATGCCTTAATTAAAGGACTAACAGCTGTATTTAAATCACCCAATGTTTTATATTGGTTGATATCTCTCATTTGAAGTCTTGGAGCATGTTGATGGAAACCTTTAATTAGATTTGCAATCAACTCTTTGTGTCTTTCTTTTAAGTCAGCTGGAGCTTCAGGTGGTAATTGTTTATACACCTTCATTTCCCAATTCAAGTATTTGTTATTACCTGATGGATCTTGACTTACAAAGTAATCAATAACGTCGGCATCTTGAGGAAATTTAGCCTTAGCATCCTCAACACGTCCTTCTGATAATAACTCACGGACTAATTGGATTTTTACGATTTCTGAAATTAAACTTTTCATCTTAATATAAATATTTCCACATTTACAAAATTACCTAAGAGATATATATTTTATATATGATTAAAAATAAGTTAAAACCACATTCAATGGGAGTACTAACAAGAACTCATAACAGCTTGTTTAGACCAATTCCTATTGCTTATGAACCTACTATGAGAAGTAGGTGGGTATTAACTGTTTCTTCCGAACAAGGTTTACAAAGATTCTATATAAGAATGGATGGGGGAATACATTTATCAACCCAAATTGAGGATATACCTTATATGAACCCATCAACTTATTTTATTGGTCGTCAGAGTTGGGATCCTATTAAATTCAAAATTATTGATACTATTGATGGTAACCCAGATTATTTCCGTGAATGGATGATGTCTCACGCTGAAATGTTAACAGGTCGTATGGCATACGCTTCTGACACTAAAAGAAATATTACATTAGAGAAAATAGACCCAACAGGTATTACAATAGAATCTTGGAATTTATATGGAGCGTTAATTACTGAAATGAGACATGAAGTAGTAATGGATAGAGATATGTCAGATATGGAAATAACAATAAACTTTGATAGAGCAGTACACAACTTATGAAAAAATTTATAAACTTATCCTTTGCCTTTGGTTTGGTAATTTGGTTTGCATCAGCAATTTACTTGTCAGTTAACTCTCTTTTTAGTATCTTTACCGAAACTGACCCATATATAGCTAAGTATGTATTAGGTGGTAGTTTTATTTGGACAACAGGTTTTGGTGTTTACAATAAAATAAGAGGTGGTGATTTTGCCTCATTTAAAGAAGATGTTCAATCACTAAATGAAGGTAGAGGACCAAATAGAATGCCAAAAACAGGTTCAGGTGGGTGTAAGAGTTGTAAACAAAAAAAATAAAAAAATATCTAAAAAGGTATTGACAGAGATGGAAAAATGTTATATCTTTGTATCATAAAATTAAGAAATAAAAAACTTAACAAAAAATTAACACAAAGCGTTGACAGTTAATTAAAACTTTACTAACTTTGTGTATATTTATATGACGGAGCGCTGCAAAGAATATATTAAAGCAAGGAATAAACATATTGTCTGGTTGTGGGATGCAGTCGGACACAAAACAAAAACATAGTGAGGCGTTACCATTAGGTGAGTCTGCGACCTATGAAGCCCAACCTATCGCCTCTGGCGTGGGTGGGTAGTTCACTATGATGATAACGGTAATGACAAGGATTTTAAGGAACCGCCCAATAAAGGAAGGATATACAAACGGGGCTACTTCTACAATAAAAATCCAAAAACTATAAACAAAAGAAACAAAATGAAAAAGAATTATACATATCAACCGAACGCACCGAAAGCAGGGAAAGTAGCCGATAAAGGCTGTGATACCTTGAATGGTTGTGGTATGTCGAATTCTGTCTCATAATATAAATTAGAGAATAAGAGTTTAAAAACCCCCACAACCGATAAAAAAGTTGTGGGGGTTTTTGTTTATAGTTAAATTGGGTCAATTGAGCAGGTGGTGAGCTCCACAGTCTGTAAAACTGTTGTCTTTGACTTTGTAGGTTCGATTCCTATTTGGCCCACGAGAGTAAGGTTCACATTAGGTAGTGACACATGTCTGTAAAACATGTTCCCTTCGGGGTTAGTGTGGGTTCGAATCCCACTACTCTTACCAAACACGTCTGTATCCGTAAAGGCATTCGGACTCGGCTCTTACCCGAGGATATGTGGGTTCGACTCCCATCAGGCGTACAAGAAATTAGTTCATTGACATAGTAAATAAAAAGAACAGAAGCGGAGAAACGAGTTACATCGGTAAAAAACAATCTGTTAAATTGAATAACTGGGTTCGAATCCCAGCACCTCCACAAGGAAACAAAATGGGGGTGTAAAATAAAAACACTCTTTCGTTATTCTCTGTTCTTTTAAAAATATTAATAGGTAGAAGCGGATGTTGGAATTACATCGTAAGTTCGACTCTTATCTTTCCCGCAAATAAAACAAACGGGAAAGTGGCCTTGGGGCCTTTATTCCACGAATAATTCTCTATCTATAAAAAATTAAAATTGTTGATGTACATCATTTTGATGATAATAAATTTAACAATAAACCAGAAAATTTAATACCTTTGTGTCCAACACACCATCAGTATTGGCATAGTGAATATAAAAAAGTGGTTGAAGATAAGGTTTTAAGTTATAGAAATGAATTTTTAAAAACGAGTAGTGGGCTAATCAGGTAAGCCACCAAGTTTGGGACTTGGGCATCATGGGGGTTCAATTCCCTCCTACTCGACCAAAAGGTCTATTAGTATATGGGTTAACATATCTGCCTGTCACGCAGACGAAACGAGTTCGAGTCTCGTATAGACCGCAAGAGTAAAAAGGACCATTAGTAGAGTTGGTAACAATATCCGCCTGTCACGCGGAAGGTCACGGGTTCGAATCCCGTATGGTCCGCAAAATGATGATGTAAGCTGTAAAGTCTGAGATTAATCGGAAGACGGTACATGGGGTGGGAACCCACTGTACTAGGAATCAGCCCGAGAAGGAGTCCCAAGTGTAGGTTCGAGTCCTACTGTCATCGCAAAATGAGACAACATTAAAACCGTCCCACCAGGACGTTAAACTCGGTCTTGTGGAGGCAAAGGTTGCCGACCTGACTGTCTATCAGGGTTATGTGGGTTCGAGTCCCATCAGGACCGCTACCGAAAGGTGTGAATGAAAGGAAGATGGAGGCGTAGGGAAAGTTGTTGTAGTAGGTTTGTTAATAACAAATTGCAAAGCTATAAAAAGCGTGAGTCGGAAGAAAGGTCCGAACAGGTTAACAAAGTGAGACAACAATGAGTAACAAAGTTAGTAGTTGACTGAGTAGACACATTTAGTAAGTCGTGTGAAGTGGGTTGGTGTGGTGTAGTGGTAGCACAGGGGCAAAAGCATTGCAATTTAGTGGCCCCGAGCGTGAGTTCGAATCTCACTATCAACCAAGATAACACGTAAATTGTAGGTGACGCATAAACGGTGGTGCATCTGACTTCCAATCAGAAATAGAGCGGGTTCGATTCCCGTCACCTACTCCTGGGTCGTTTTTGTACTTTGATGATATTTATTATTAAAGTACAAAGATGGCAAGAAAAGAAAAAAAGTATCATTACATTTATAAGACCACAAATCTTATAAACGGAAAATACTACATTGGAATGCATTCAACAGATAACCTTGAAGATGGTTATATGGGGAGTGGAAAAAGATTAAAACGTTCTTTAAACAAATATGGTAAAGAAAATTTTAAATTTGAAATCTTGGAATTTCTACCCAATAGGGTAGAATTGAAAGAAAGAGAGAAAGAAATAGTTGATTTAAATGAGATTTTTAAAAAAGAATGTTTAAATTTGACAGTTGGTGGTACTGGAGGTTTTATAAGTGTTGAAGGTGTTAAAAAAGGTGGAAAAGTTGGGTTGACACGAAAATTGAAAGAAGAAAAAGTATTAAAAACTGAATGGTATCAAGATTATGTTAAAAAACATAGTTACGGTATAAAAAAAAGTTACCTAAACGGTAATAGGGAAAAAAGACAACCCTTAAATTGGGAAGGTAAAAAGCATAAAGAAGAAAGTAAAAAGAAGATTGGTGAAAAGAATTCAATAAAACAAAGTGGGGGTGGTAACTCACAATTTGGGACATATTGGATAACCAATGAGAAAGAAAATAAAAAAATCCATAAGGGAGATTTAATCCCTGATGGGTGGAAATTAGGAAGAAAGATATAACGGTTAAAGTAGGTTCGATTCCTACAATATCTCAAATTCTCCTCGGGGAGATTACTATTCATCTTGTTTAAGTAAGAATAGGGACGTACTGAATATAAGCGGGTCTTAAATAACCCTAACGGGTGAAACTTTGTAACGGAGGTCCTAATTAAGGGACACAAAGAGCCAAATCTACTTTCTAGTATTTGGGTGGACTCTTGATGTGACAAGGATAAGTACTTTTAGTCTATCACTCACCATATTCCACTATGGGTTAGACTAAATTAAACAAGAAATGGGCCAGAAGCCAAAGGCAGGCACACTCACTTGCAATGAGTCGTTTAGCGGGTTCGATTCCCCCTGTGCCCACTAGATAGAAGCGGTGTCAAGAGTTACATCAACTTTTTTTGGTAAAGCTATAAACAACTCTAACAAATTTTCTCTGTCTTAACTTTTTACGTAAGTTCGAATATTTATATAATTATGAAAACATGTGAAAATTGTAATATAGAAATAGATGGTTCTTTTGGATCTGGAAGATTTTGTTCAAGAAAATGTGCATGTTCTTTCAGTACAAAAGAAAAAAGAAAAGAAATAAATGAAAAGGTAAAACAAAAATTAACTGGTAGAGAATTAACTGAAGAACATAAGGATAAGTTAAAAGGTAGTAATAATGGTAAATGGGTTAGTGGTAGTAGCTTAAATAGATTAAATTATCGTAGAAGAAATAATAGATTTTGTAATAGTTGTGGAGAACCAAATATTAATGAACCACATAAAAAAACATGTGAAAACTGTAAATCAAACTATTATAAACAATATAGACCTTTATGTGAATTTAATTTTGACATTAAACAATTTATCGATAAATTCGATTTTAAATTAGTAGATGAATTTGGGTGGTACAGTCCAAAAAATAAAGGAAATAATATTAATGGTGTAAGTAGAGATCATCTATATAGTGTTAAAGACGGTTTTATTAATAAGGTGAACCCTGAAATCATAAAACACCCAGCTAACTGTAAATTGGTTAAACATTTAGATAACCAAAGGAAATATAATAAAAGTGAAATAACATTAGAAGAACTATTAATAAGAATAGAAAATTGGTAAAATAAGGATCTGTGGTGTGAGTGGTTTAAACCGGCAATCTGCAAAATTGTCCACCGAAAGGTATCGTCAGTTCGAATCTGACCAGATCCTCTAAAAATTAAAAAATAAAATGAAAACAACAATTAAAATAATGAAATCTAAAAAACCTGACAGGGGTTGGCTTAGACTATTATCTTAATTGTTCTCAATTAAATTAATAATCCAAGTCAGAAACGACTTGGATTTTTTATTTATATACGTCTGTACCCGTAAAGGCATTCGGAACTGGCTTTTAACCAGAATTATGAGGGTTCGACTCCCTTCAGGCGTACAAATTCTCCCGTAGCAAACAGGTGTAATGCAACAGTCTTTTATGACTTTTAAACATATTTATAATTAAAAGTCATTATGGAAAAGAAAATATGTAGTAAGTGTAAGGAAGAAAAAGAATTATGTGAGTTTAATAAAAATAAAACAAGAAAAGATGGTTTACAAACCTTTTGTAAACTTTGTGGACAAAAACACAGCAAAAATTATTATAAAAATAATAATAGTGTAATGAAAACAAAAATACATGAGGCTAGAAAAAAGAGAAAAGAGGTACTAATAAAATATGTTTGTGATTATTTAAAAAATCACCCATGTGTTGATTGTGGTCAAACAAATCCATTGGTTTTAGAATTTGATCACAGAGATGGTGTTGATAAAATTTGTAACATCACTGAATTAGTATCAAATGGTAGTACTATAAATAAAATAAATAATGAAATTGAAAAATGTGATGTAAGGTGTGCCAATTGTCATAGAATAAGGACAGCACATCAATTAAATTACACAATTTTAAAATTTCTCCCCTAGCGGGAGAACAAATGACTTCGTAACTCAATTGGTAGAGTAACTGGCTTTTAACCAGTAAGTTAAGGGTTCGAGCCCCTTCGGGGTCACTATGGGAAAGTTAGAAAAAAAGAAACTGAAACTCCAAGAGAGAATTAAATTCCTCGAGGACGAGTTAAGAATGTCTTTAACTAAAAAGACTTCTGATACTAAAGAAATTGATGTTGCAGGACATCAAAGAAAAATTGCTGAGTTAAGAAAAGAATTAACATTATTAAAATAATGAGAAGAGAATTAGAAGCATTATTTGCTGAAACATATAGAAAGATTTGGATTTACCATACACGTTTAGGCACAGTCCAATTAATATTATTTCCTGTAGATACACACCAAGGCTATAGGATAATATCAGAAAGAAACTTTGGTGAAATAACAACTGAAAAGCTAAGTGATTTAATTATGAGAAATCCCTAACAAAACAACAAAAGAATTCCGTCAGAAATTCTTAACCGACCGAGATGAGTCTGGTCGTTTCATTGTCCATTCATATAGGACAGGTAAAACTTATTACGTGGAACCAATAGGTCCTGATAGACCGGCCGATTGGGGTTCCTATAACCCATCTACTGGTAAAATCGAAAACAAAAAAGGTTTCGATAAATTCACAGGAGCGATAAGTGAAAAGGAATCTATGATAACAAAGGAAAACGGATTTGACGACATTCGTTATTCTGGAATTGGTGGTTCACCATTTTCTATTATCGAGGAGATGGATTCTAAATACCCGTCCATTTAACAAAAAACCCCGAGTAATCGGGGTTTTCTATTTTTATTCAAAAAATGAATCTGTATTAGTATTAAGTACTGTTTCTAAGTACATTTTCAATATGTCGGATAATTCTAATTTTGATAACCTAATCTCATAAACTTTTGTAACCACATTACCATCTGTATTATAAGCTTGAGGAGATGACTTTATACCAACATTCTTGAATATCGTTTGGATTTCAAGATATTTTCCATAATCAATACCTTTTTCTTTATTTTCTACTATTAAAAAACATCACTTCTACCTTGAGGTTGTGGACTAATATAACCACTAATGGCTAGATTAACACCGGCTATAGTGATATAATTACTTTCAGTAGACTCTTTTAATATTTTCTTGATTAAGTTTTTCATTAATTTAATTCTAATAACACTTTGAAATAGGAATGTCTCTCATTAAAAGAAACGGAACTTTTTTTAATTGAGAATTGTGATGGATGTCTAAATATAGGTTCAACCACAGAAGAACTTTGATCCCAAGTTTCACCCCATTTATAAGGTATGTCTAGTTCTATTTTATTATAACCCTTATTAGAGATATATTGTTTAATAGATGGATATTGTGTATCCACAATCCACATAAAACTTTCCATACTACTTTTTTCCATATTATAATTTTTTAAATGTCGTCATCATCCCAATTTAGGTCTTCACCCCAATCATCCATATCATTGTAATAGTCTTCAGGACGTGGTTCGTGTTTTTGCATTCCGTTTTTAGCGTAATGAGTGTCGATTCTAGTCCAAGCTTTGTAAAAACTATCATAAAATGGTTGAGTACCTTTTGGTACACTTTGGATGTGTTCACCAAGACCTTGTAGGTAATTCCATGTAACACCGAAAAACCCATTTAAAATAGTATCTTCTTCTATTTGTCTATCTTGCGCATCATAAAACTCACCATGAGCTCCATAATCCAAACCATTTGGAATAAATCTCGCTATCTTCTCATAAACAGGAAGTCTTCTCTTCCATACATCCTTATTTCTTCTTTCAGGATCGAGAACTGAATTAGCTTTAAAAATTATATAATATAAAGTACCTCTTCTTGAATAATTGTTGAATTGATTACCGTCTCTTGCTGCAACACACCAACGTGTTCCTGAACCGTAATGACAAGAACCTTCAGGTGTTTTAGGTAATACAACTAAAAAGTTTTCATCTTCATAAATCTTTTCAGCTCCAACCATTTTCTCCTCTCTTTTTGTTTTTTTAGATTCGATTTGGTTTAAGATGGCATTTAAAATACTAAAACCAGCATAAGAATTAATATCTTTAGGCGACCTCAATATAGCGTCAATATCTCTCATAGGGATATCCATACCAATTTCAGATTCAAATTGGTCAATACCTTTTCTAATAAACTCATGATTAATTCTATTAACAGACCTATCAAATCTGTTTACAACATCAATTAATTTTTCAATTTCAGCAGGAATCGGTGAATATTGTTTTAACATCCACTCTGAATATTTTTTTGTTGGTGAAGGGTCACCATCTACAATCATGTTAAAAAACTCATCAGGAATTGAATTATATTTTGACCTTAGAGTATCTTTTTTAGCCTCAAATAATAGAGATTCACTAATTTCTTCTCTATTAATGTTTGGGTCTGTTAAATCAACTCTAACAGGTGGTGCATCAGTTACATTCATACCGTACCCAGCATTATCCTCTTCGTAACCAAATTGTCTTAAAGGTGTTCTAGGTAAATGTTTGGCTGCATAACCAGTCCAAGCTCTTTTAACTGCTTCAATTTCTGATGGGTCTAAATCAACAGACCTTAAGTAATCCCACCAAGCGTTTAATAACACATTTAATGGTTGTCTAACTGTTTTAGCTTTCTTGTATAAACCTCTAACGTAAGCTTCAACTTCGTAAGGTTCAGTCAAGTATTCCCAATATTCAATATCCTCTGGGTATCTACGTTTATTTGAGAAGAACCCAGCTCTTTCTTTTTCTTTAAATTTGGATTGAGTAACATGTTCAATTTCGTGACGAACAATGTTTTTAATTTCAGGGATGATATCAGATAAACCTTGCATTCTTCTTTCTCTATCCAAAGGAACAACAACATGATAAATAATTTTCATACCTTTATAGTGTTTCCTAATTTCACTTGCTTTAGGATACATAGTACCATAAACTTCTGGTTCAGATTCGTCTGAATAATGAAAATAAACACTAATTTCAATGTTAGTACGTTTAAAAAGAGTTATTCTAGTTTGAAGTCTCTTTTTACCCTGTTTAACAGCTTGAACAATCTCTCTTGAAAGATCTGTTGTAACTTTATCGTATCTACCTTCTGATAATAAATTTTCCATCATTAATAAATATCATTTAATTAAAGTTAGCCCAGTGACATATCAAAAATTATTATTATCTTTGTAAAACAAAAACAGGGAAACCGAAAACTGATTTAGAGTAGGTAAATTAAAAAACAATTAAAAATTATGAGTGATTACAACAAAAATGAAAAATTAAGTTTTTACAATGAAAGAAAACTTGAATCTGGTAGAATGTGGATTTTATTTCTTTTTCTTGGTTGGTCTTATGGTAGTATGGGGCAGATGGGTAAACAAATCTTTTTTTACTTAACATTAGGTGGATTAGGATTGTGGACTCTTTATGTTTTATTTACTTTAAGTGGTAAAATTAAAAAATTTAACAAAAATGTTGCAAAACAAGTTGGATTAAATGAAGAAGATATTTCAATGTTGGGGTTAAATTAATAGTTATAAATGTGTGGGTGGGGTTTCTTTTTTCTAAAATTTTCATAACCAAATGTTAATTCAGAGAACTGAACCACACTTACACATAACGGTTGAAGTTTACGGTTATTCCGTTGACTTTGGGGTTATGGATAAAGACCTTGTAGAAGATTTACTAACTGAATATGCTACTAAGGAAGGTCTTACGTTCGTTAACCGAGTTGGAGAAGGATATTAAGTAATAAAGGACCATACGCTGACCGAAAGGTTGGAGGAAGTTCGCGACATCTCTACAGGAGGTGGGAGACACATATATGACGGCCTAATTGTGGGACGGTCGGAGAGTGTCGTTTGTACCACCGCAACATGGGATGCAACTCAAACAGACCGTAGACAGGGTTCCTGTATGTCGTTGATGGTCGGGTAGAGGCACTTTTGATTTTTATCGATATTTATATTCAGGTATAAGTAAAGATAAAATAGAAAGTTATGAAGTATTATGTTTACATCTTAATTGATGGTGATGTACCATTTTACGTTGGTAAAGGTACTGGAAAAAGAATGTATGAACATTTTAGAAGAGCAAAGAGGACTAAAATGAAGTCACCTGTGTTCGATAAAATTAGACAGATGATTCGGGAAAACAAAGAAATAACCTATAAAAAAGTTATTGAAAGTGAAAATGAATCTGAAGTTTTTGAAAAAGAGATTCTCTTAATTAAAGAAATTGGGAGGAGAAACATACAAACTGGACCACTACTGAATTTAACGTCTGGTGGAGAGGGTGTTAAAGATTATAGTTGGACAGATGAACACAAAAAAAATTTAAGTCGGTCAATTAAAAAAGCTATATCTGAGGGTCGATACAAACCTGGTAATATTAATTCTTTTGAAAGAAGTTCTGAATATAAAGAAAAACTTTCAAAAAAATTGAAAGATTATTGGAAGAGTGAGGAAGGACTAAACCAAAAACAAAAATTAATTGAAAAAACAAAAATTAATTTGGTTGACGGTAAAAGAATTCTCTCAGATGAAGCTAGAAAAAAAATGAGTGAAGCCGCAAGTTTGAACAACAAATTAAGACAAAAACGTAAACGTAGTACTGAGTAAAGATAAATGTATGGATAGGCACAGAATCGCGGCTACTATTTATTATTTTTTAGTTAAAAGGAAGTATAAATTTTATACTTCCTTTAATCTTTAAATATTTATATATAAAAATATTGTATGAAATGTTATGTATATAGATTAAAATCTGATAGCGGGGAAATTTTTTATTTAGGTAAGGGAACTGGTAACAGAATGTTTAAACATATTCAGATAGCCAAAGGCAAATCCCAAAATAGAAGTAAAAACCCTAAATTATATAATAAAATAACCCATATTATTAAAAATGGTGGGTATGTAATACCAGAGATTATATTTGAGTCTGATAGTAATAGTGAATGTCTAAAAAAAGAAATTGAATTAATAAATGAAGTGGGTTTAGATAATCTTTGTAATTTAACAGAAGGTGGTGAAGGTACTGTTGGTTATAAACTATCTGAGGGTACAAAACATAAAATTTCTGAAGCTAGGAAAGGTAAAAAAAGAATTTTTACCGAAGAACATAGGAGTAATATTTCAAAAGCGATGAAAGGTAGAAAGAGTCCAATAAGTGGGTTAAAACTATCCGATGAAACAAAACGTAAAATGTCTGAAGCTAAAAAAGGTAAGAAAAGGGGACCAAGACCACAGTGGGTTAAAGATAAGATATCTAATTCAATGAAAAAAAATAAGTAACTTGTTACTTTTAATTATATAGATATGAAAATAATAGCACTCGGAGATACTCATGGGAGGTCTCTATGGAAAGAAGTTGTAAGTAAAGAAAGTGATGCTGACAAAATTGTCTTCATCGGTGATTACTTTGACACACACGGTGGTGGGTATAGTGCCAATCGCCAAATAGAAAATTTTAAGGATATCATTGCCTTTAAGAAAGCTAACATGGATAAAGTGGTTCTTCTTTTAGGTAATCATGACTTTCATTATTTAAATGAAGTCGGTGAACAATATTCAGGTTATCAATGGCATTACAGTAAGGACATCAATGAGGTGTTACAACCGGCTGTAGATGAAGGTTTAATTCAAATGTCATTTGTTCATGATAATTTTGTTTTTACTCATGCTGGGGTAACAAAGACTTGGGCTAAAAATAGTGGGATTGATTTAGATAATTTACAAGAATCTATCAATAACCTATTCAAAACAGATAAATCTAAATTTAAGTTTACTGTTGGACCTAACTTCAGTAATTACGGTGATGATATCACACAACCACCAATATGGGTACGTCCTGAATCACTTGATGATGATAAACTTGATGATATGATTTTTGTTGTGGGTCATACAACGATGCCGAGAATAGGTCAAATAAATGGTATTATTTTCATCGACACTTTAGGTACTTCACAAGAATACTTGAAGATTATTGATAATGAGGTTAAAACTGATTATATTAAGTTAAGTGAGCAGGTTTAGTAAACATAGAGAGAAACCTAAATGGAAACCAAAGGAAGGTGCATTAGTTGTTGAAACTGGTGATAACGTCCTTATTGAGTTAGGTGAGATACATGAGATTTCAGGTGAAAGATGGGTTTGGATAACTGATGGTACGAATACATGGAGAAACCCCGTTAGACACGTCATTGAAACAATAAAAGAAGGCGGTTGGAGGGTGGTGAAGGATGGACCTATTGAACCTGAGAAGATTTTGAGAGATTTTAAGTTTATATGAATGTCCCAATAAGGATAAAGGCAACAGAAAGAACTCCCTTAATGGAATATCTACCAAAGGAGTTAACTTTTAACATGATTGGTGTTTCGGTACCTGATGATGCTAAATCTTTCTATGCTCCCGTTCTTACTTGGATTGAATCATATATAAAGAATAATACAACTGAAAAACTAACAATAAACATTGATTTAGATTATTTCAGTATTCAATCAGCTTCAATTTTATTAAAGATATTGAAACTGTTTGACACACTCCCAAACGTTGTGGTTAATTGGTATTTTGATGATCCCGACACAGAAGAAATTGGTCATGATTTGGCTGGTATGTTAAGGATGAAATTCAACCATATACTAAAAAACCCCGAAAATTACAACGATTACTAATTTTTTTAACAATTTTTCTTGACATCCGTTGCCATTTTTTATATCTTTGTATTAGACGAGTGGTGGAGGGTATACACGCCCCATTGACGGATGGGCTGGTCTCATGATATAAGGTTCTATATGGTACCCTAGTCTTAGGACTCGAAATGAGGCATCAAGGGGTTTAAGTCCCCTTCTCGTCAGAAAATTCCCCCGATTGATTGATTTTATTCTATCTCGGGGTTTTTTTATTTAAAAACTTTTTACTATCTTTGTAATATTAAAACATTAGAGTATGATAGTAATGACAAAAGAATTTAAACTCGTAAATAAATCTGGTGAATCATTAATCAAAACGAGAATTGAAACTAAAGAATTAGCGATAGAGTTTTTCGCTAAAATCAAAAGATTAAGTAAAATTGATTTATTAAAAATTTATAACGTAAAAGAATGTTAATTTTTCTAGGATATTATTTCTAAAAACTTATCATATTTCCTAGGTAATCCTATATTATCAATTTCGTAATTATTATAAATGTAATTACCTATTATTTCTATTTCTTTTTTGTTAACAACCCTAAATAAAGAACTATTACCTTTTTTATTGGTGATAGTATCTATTCTATATTTTTTAATGCCTAATTTATCACATAATTCTACCATATATGACCAATTTTGTTCGTAACTACTACTAATGGTAAATTGATTTAAATAACCTTTTTTATTATAATAGAAACAACCATCACCGTCTATAATACCTCTATAAAAATAGTGTTTTAAATTTTCAGGTATTTTTGATAATATCTTACTAGGTGATTCAATCGATTTATTATCATAATCATGTTTATTTAGGAATTTAAACAAATCACTACTACCAATGTTTAAAGATTTTTGAGTTCTATGCCCACGATTTCTTATGTATGATTTATATTTACATATTTTTTTAAAACAACCTTCAAAGACATCAGCATCTTCTATAACACATTCTAAAACTACAGTTGATCTATATATAGTACCATCTGCCCATAACAAACCTAATAAGTACACTAAATTAGGATCTTCAATATTTAAAAACATACCCATATCTATGTTTTTATTCTTTTTTAACCCCATAGATTGTATTTTACCACAAACTTTTGTATATTTATACCCTAAATGTTTGGCACAATAAGAAGCTCCTTTGGTGGGATAATTATCTATTAGGAAGTTAGTTTCTTCTTTAGTCCATCTTTTTTTAACATGTATCATACCTATAAATATCAATAAAAATGGGAAAAATCACGAAACCTCTAATCATGCTAGGAGACATACACGGTAATTTTAATTGGTTACAGTGGTACATTAAACAACATAAGTTGGAGAACTGTACAATCTACCAAGTAGGTGACTTCGGTATTGGGTTCACTAATGAATTCAATGACATGAACACCTTGGGTTTATTGAACAGATTCCTCAAGGAACGTAATATCCAACTCTATGCTATTCGTGGTAATCACGATAACCCCAAATTCTTTGATGGACATTTAAAGAACCATTTTGATAATTTACATCTTCTTGCTGACTACGATGTGGTTGAGATTGATGGTAAAAAGGTTCTTGGTGTTGGTGGGGCTGTGAGCGTCGACCGTAGACCTCGTATGAGAGAACAACTTGAGTATGCTAGAAATGGTGTTGAGAGAGAGTTACATTGGCATGACGAAGTTTTTGTTCTAGATGAAGAAAAACTTAAGACTATCGAGGGTATTGATATTGTGGTAACACATACGGCTCCCGATTTCTGTAACCCTGTTAATACACACGGTTTCGGTTGGTTAGTAGACCAATTTGCTAAGGACGACCCAAAACTCTATGAAGATTTAAGAGTTGAAAGAGATTTGGTTACTAAGATGTGGGCAATCCTTAAGGAGAAGAACAAAGTTGACTATTGGTTGTACGGACACTTCCATAACACTTGGAAAACTAACTTTGAGGGTACTAATTACAGATTGTTAGGTATTAATGAGTTTTTCACTTACCTTAACCCTGATGATTATACACCTGAATGGGAGAAGGAATTGGATAAATAAAAAAGGGACTTTAAAGTCCCTTTGATGATTAACCTTTTTTTATTTAATTAGAATCTGTTTCCACAGCCCGAACAGAAGTTATCCGCTGGTTTACCTTTTCTTCCACATTTGGTACAGTACTGACCAACCTTCTTAAGGTCTTTAGCGTCTACATACATTTGTGAAGTAGGTTTGATTTGATATTCAACAACGTTAGTTGTGAAGTAGTGGAACTTTTTACTCACAGTTTGGAAACTTTGAGAAGAGTGAGAACCTTGTTCAACCCTACCAGTTTCTACACTTTTACTTCTAAGTTTTGGTGTTGGAGCTGCTGATGCAGACGCCCCAACAATCCCTCTACTAGCGTTAGCTGAATAACTTGTAGATGTTGTACTTAATGATCCAAAACTTAAAGACGCATCACTTGTTGAAGAATACATTGCGTTGATTGGTGTTCTTAAAGTGTTTGTAATATAAGTAAAGTCACCCAAAGTCCATGTAGGATTTGTGGTTGTTTGCCAAGTTGGACCTGTATAGGTACCACTTGAAAGAACAATTGGGTTACTTGGTGTTAAATCCTCATTGTAGAATTCAACTTTAACTAACCCATTCTTTTCGATTGCTTTCTTAACTTCTTCAGTATTACCGTTTACGTTGTAAGTTTCGAATTTGAACTTATTCGGGTTATCGAGATAACGTTCTAAGTAAACTCTTTCACCTGGACGTAATACGATTCCTGAGTAAGAAATTAAGGTGTTATTAATTGAGATTTTTGCGAGAACTGTTGTTTGTGTTGGATTGTGAAGTTCGATTTCGAATTCAGTACCGTTCTCTAAGTAGACGTGTTTGTCTTGTTTGATTTTTTTTCTGCCTTTGTTGACCGTAATATAGGCCATAGGCTTGTTTGTAATGTTAGCCATTTGTTTTTTAACTTTAATTACTTGTTATTGTGTAACTCATTCTAATAACTTCATTACCTTACTGACCAAATCAGGGATAATTCAACAGAGATTTTCTCTGGTTACCAAAATGATTAGTTAATCATCAATAATAAATATATAGGGTTGTATTTATTTGTGAAGTTTATTATAATTAAAATATGAATTTCGCAGCAATAGTAGCCCACGACAAGAATAGACTAATAGGTGGTGACAACAAACTCTTATGGCATTTACCTGAGGATTTAAAAAACTTTAAAAAAATGACTTTAAATTCTACCGTCATAATGGGTAGAAAAACTTTTGAGTCAATTGGTAAACCATTACCCAAAAGATTAAATGTTATCTTAACTAGGGATAAAACTTTCAAAGCCGATGGTTGTTTAGTTTATCACAGTGTTGAGGATATTATTAAAGACTTTGCAAAAGACCCACATCAAGTATTCATAATAGGTGGTGGTGAAATTTATAACATTTTTTTCCCATTTATCCAAAGAATTTACGTATCTTTGGTTGATGGTGAATACGAGGGTGACACTTACTTCCCTGAATACACCGAAGGTTGGAAGTGTTTTTATAACGAACAACTAGAAGGTTTTAAACTTCAAACTTGGATTAAGAAATGAGATTATTTTTAGACGATTTACGTACAGTTAATATGATTTACCCCAACCCAAATTTAAATGAGTGGGTTGTGGTAAGAGACTTTTATCAATTTGTTAATTATATTAACAAATATGGTTTACCTGATTATATAAGTTTCGACCACGATTTAGGGATGGAACATACTAGATGGTATTTTGAGAACGGTGGTCACGAAAATCCACCTGACCCATCTGTTGCTGAATTTAAAGAAAAAACAGGTTATGATGCAGCTAAATGGTTAGTTGACTATTGTGTAGAGAAAGGTCAACCTCTTCCATTATGGCATGTTCATTCCCACAACCCTATCGGGGCAAATAATATAAGAACCTATTTAAAAAACGCAGAGAAACACCTTGGACTTGGTATTTAAAGAATTGGATATTCTTTGGTACTTTCTACCAAAGATTTTTGTAGCCACAATTTGTGGTTTTATAATCGGTTATGACCGTGAAGTTAGAAATAAAGTTGCTGGTATTAGAACGAATGTTTTAATCACGGTTGGGTGTACAATCCTAACTACCGCTTCACTTTGGATGTCTCAAGACGGTAGTTCTGACCCATCAAGAATTCTAGGCCAAATTGTTACAGGTATAGGTTTCTTAGGTGGTGGTGTTATTATGAAAACCGAGGATAAGATTATTGGTGTTACAACGGCTGCCTTTATTTGGGTTGCGAGTGCTATCGGTATTATGTGTGGGTTAGGGATTTACATCATACCAATTCTTATTACGGTAGGTCTTTTAGTGGTATCTAGTTTCTTTGAAAGAGTAGAAAAAAGAATAAAAAATAAGAGAGAAAGTAAAAATTCTTAACTTTTTATTTTGCTTTAGATTTTTTATACATAGGGTTATTAACACCTTTTTTAGCTTCACTCATTTTTTTTATAGTTTCTTCTGATAATTTTTTACCGTAATTGGGGTTTTTACTTCCACTTAAACTTTTACTTATTTTTTCTTTATGTTCTTTAGAGATTTTTTTACCACTATTCCATGATGGTCGACCTGTATTTTTACCTTTCATTGTTTCACTAATTTTCTTTTTAGTAATTTCATCACGTTTTAAACCTAATTTAGCTTTACTAATTTTATTTTTCGTTTTTTCCGTTCTTTTAGTACCTAAACAACTACCAGCTATAGGGTTACAATTATATCCTTTATTATATGAATTTAAAGTATCAATCCAATATTGTTCCCTCTCAATTAGAACCTCTTTAGAACAATATTCTAAAATTTCAAAAACGAAATTGTTGATTCCGTATTTATTATAGGATCTTTGAAGTTTGACTGAATGGTGTTTATTATTTTTTAATTTAAATTTATGTAAATTCCACCTATTTTTAATATCAATTCCACTACCTACATAATTTTTATTATTTAATTTATTAGTGATTTTATATATTCCAGTTAATTTTTCCATATTTATTTGTGTATTATATAAATATCATGTATCTTTGTACTGTTATGAAAAAGATGAAAGCCATACAAATTAAAGCTGAAGACCTCAGAAGAATTGAAAAGACAGCTCACAGAAAAGCTCTTATTGATGCTGGTGTGTATGGTCGTCCCGGCCATAAAGTACATAAGAGTGTAAAAGATTACACTCGTAAGGTTAAACATAAGAAAAACCTTTTAGGAGATTAATTTTCCTCTAGGTTCTTGATATTTAAATTTAAGTGTAGTAAAATTACACAAAAGAGATTACGGTTGGTGAAGTAATCATTCCGCGGTAGTTCAATTATATAATAACTACGAAATTTTACCACGGTTTTCACCGACCACCATTTACGGGTCATGAGGGGGTTTTGGACGAAAGTCTATTACAACTTTATGACCCCTTTTCTTTTGATGAAATTTCTCGTATTCTTAGTAAAAGAGAATTTAAAGGAGTTGACCATCATGAAGAAAGATAAAACAATTATTGGTTCTGAGGAAGTGATTTCATTTCCTGAGGTAGGTATCGATTCTATTGATGCTCGTATTGATACGGGTGCTACAACATCATCTATTGGTGTTAAGAAGATAGAAGAAAAAGATGGTCACATCTGTTGTACGATGCCTAACCACCAAACTATTTGTTTTAAAGATTACAGTAAGAAAGTAATCAAAAGTTCATTCGGACATACCGAAGAAAGGTATGTTGTCCGTTTGTTAGTTAATGTACATGGACGTAGTGTCCGTACAAATTTTACTTTAGCTAATAGAAGTAAAATGAAATTCCCTGTCCTTATTGGACGTAACCTATTGAGGGGTAAGTTTATTGTAGACGTTAGTCTTTAAATCCTACCACGTTTAATAATCTTTCTAAGTGTAGACCTCTCGTCTTTTGAGGCTAGATATTCATTAAGTTTAGTCTTAATAGTTTTAAACTCCTGATCTGGATTCGTACTGGTTAACCTGATATAAGCCTTGAGTAAACCCAAACCATCAACCATAGAATCTGCTTCATCAAACCAAATCCCAGTTCCTTTTTTGATATCAAAATATAGTGCTAGTTTATTAAACATTTCATCACCAACACCGTGTACAATATCACCGTTTTCAAAGTGAACTGATTTAACTTTTTGTGGTTTTTTGAAAATAAAATAGATTAAAGCCATATTTTTTTTCGTGTACATGTCAAAATATTCTTGTCCTTTATGTTTTGATGTTGTACACCAACGTGTTCCGGCTCCATACATACAAGAAGAAGCGTACGATTGAGGGGCTACAATTTTAATTAAATCATCTTCATAAATGTTAACAGTTTGTTCTCTTCTAACAGTATCCATCTCACTCTTACTCGGGTAGTTATCGACAATGTATTTAATAACACTCCCTAATGTGTATGGGGTGTAGGCATTAATATTTTTAGCCTCCCATATTCCATTCTTCCCGTCATTTGTTCTAACAATAGTTAAATTACTTGGTATATGACCCACCGTATGTGCCAATGCCTCATATACTCTTTCAGGTGTTAATCTATCAACATTTCTATGGAAACCATCTACAACCTTTACAATATATTTAACTCCTGCGCTAAAATCATGTGAATATTTATTGGGTTCGAACGGACTAAGTGTGTCTTGAATTTCACCTGGTGTATCATATCTCCCCCATCTAGTCATAATACCATAAATGTGATGCATCATCCATTCTAGGTATTTGTTATTACCTGATGGGTCTTTAGATGAAATATTGTCAATAAACTCTGGAGGTACTTTTGGATATTTTTCTTAATATCGTCAACTCTACCTTCCGTTAATAAATGATATCTAATGATTTGTTTCACTCTTATAAATATTACTTAAAGGACATATCGTTTTGATTTAGTTTCAATATCTCATTCAATTTTTTGATATCAATAGAGATTACCTCACCATTCACATTAGAACCTATCCAAACGTAAATTAATTTTTTACTCTCAATTGAAAGTATCTTATAATAACTTATTGGGATTTTAATTTTAGATTTGTTTAGATATGTTTTCTTTTTATTATCATAGATAACACCTGTATAGATTGTAGCGTTAGTTTTATACTTACGAATCGAGTCCTCAACATTATTTTCAAGTTGTGCCCATTTACCTCTATTGAATCCAGCTAATTGTGGTGCCTGATTGAAAAAACTAAATGAATGATAATTTAAACTATCATCATATGAAGTAATGTTGGAAGGAGTAAGGTGACCTAAGTCATATCCTGAATGTAAATAAGCCTCTTTATCGTATATACCTTTATATTTTTCACTGTGCCATTTATCACTTCTAACTCCGTCTATTTTTAGGAATTGAGTATATTTTATCTTATGGACCGAAAGAAAAGTGTTGGTATCACTATCTAGGTAAAAAGTTAATTCACCATGTCTAATCACCATTTTAGTGGGTTTAAATGTTAACCCCAAAAGGATGGGCAACATAAGTAGTAAAAACAGTTTTTTCATAGTTTTTTCCTTTTAATTTTTCTTAAAACTTTATGTGATTATAACAAATGTTTCCAAAGTGTACCGTTATTAATCTTAGTAACTAAACTATAACTAATATTAAACATTTTAGCCACCTCTTTTTGGTTATATGTTTTATTTTTGTAATATTCTCTAATGAGTAATACATCAGATTCTTTTAATTTAACCTTTGGGTGATTTTCTCCTTTAGAACTTTCACTTATTTTTTCCAATGATTTTTGGTTGTGTTTTTTACCATACATACCGTTATTAACACCTTTATTTTTTAATGATATAGCGTTTTTAGATTTTTTATTGTGTTTTTTGATACCTAATTGTGAATTACTTATTTTACGTTTATGTTCGTCAGAAAGTTTTTTACCTAGTGTGTAAGAATTATTTTTCATTTTTTCTGATAAAAGTTTTTTATAATCATCGGTGTGTATCGTGACACCTTTTTTACTATCTGATATATTTTGTTTTGTAAAATTATTATGTGATAAAATACCATCACCACCTTCAGTATTATTAACCAAGTTAAACCCCCAAGATTTGAATTGTGAAATCCAATATTTTTCCCAAAATTGCCATTCATTTGATTCTACTGTGTCAATTACCTCAATTTTTGGTTTTAAATTTTCGGTCTGTAAACTTTTAATCCAAGAACATTTGTGTGTTATTTCTTTTTGACATTTTTTTATATGTTGTTTATACCTATTTTCTATGTTTGTAGACTTACCGATATATCTAACTTCGTTATTAATAGGATTAGATAAGGAGTATATATAAGTGGATTCCATATTTATAAATATAGGTTATGGTCTAAATGTTATTTTTTTTATTAAAATTTTTACCCCTCCTAATTGTTTCTTGTAACCTATTTTTTGTGACTTTATAACCTTTATTAATATTTTGTAAAGCAGGTATAAATCTTAAATTTTTTATACCACCAATAATTTCTGGAGGTATTTTATTTTTGAAACCCTCATGTATACTACATATGTGGTCAAGGTGGTAACAACTCTTACCCCTAAAACATCTTCTATCAGAACCTTTTAATATATGTAATGGTTGGGATTCTGTTATAACCCAAACCTTAATATAATAGAGTCTTTTCTCTAAATCTTTAATGACAGTTAACTTACGTTTTTTGATAGCAGGATTTTCCTTCAACAACTTTTTACACTCCGATAGTAAGATTTTATCCTTTTCTGTTAGTAATTTCTTCATATTTCTGTGAACTACCCACCCACGCCAAAGGCGATGGGTTGGGCTTCGGGCTTCATAGAGTGTGCGTTATTACTAACGTCTGATTTCCTCTCCACCTTTGTAATCGACAGTCCCTGCCGATGTATTTTTAAACCTTCTTTTAGAATATTGACACTTGCATTTACATCTCTGTCGTGTACAACACCACAAGAGTTACAAGTCCATTCTCTATCTGAAAGTTTTAATTCTTGATTTATCCAACCACAATCTCCGCAAGTCTTTGATGATGGATAGAAACGATTAACTTTAACCAATTCCTTTCCATACCAATCACACTTATATTGAAGAAGTGTAACAAAATTACCCCAACTTGCATCAGCAATGTGTTTGGATAATTTGTGGTTTTTAATCATACCTTTCACGTTTAAGTCTTCGCATACAATTAGGTCGTTTTCATTAACTAATTGATGCGACACTTTGTGTAAGGTATCTAACCTACAACTTGCAATTTTCTCGTGAATTTTAGCGACTTTGAGCTTTTGTTTTTCAAACCCATTACTACCCTTTTGTTTACGAGATAAGTGCTGTTGTGCTTTCTTTAATTGTTTTGCATATTTCTTTGTATATCTGTTATTTTTAAATTTCTTGTTATCAGACGTAATCACAAAATCTTTTAGCCCCAAGTCTATTCCAACTTGTTTGTTAGTTTTTGGTAAATCCTCAATTCGTTGTTCGGTGAAAATGGAAACATAATATTTTCCAGTAGGTGTTTTGGTAATACACATTTTACCAATTTCACCTTTAACTTCTCTATGCAATTTTACTTTAATTCCACCTTTAAACTTAGGTAGTATTATCTTACCATCTTCAAGTTTTCCGAATTGTGGTACAGTAAAAGTATTCTTATGTTTCCTTGATTTAAACTTTGGGAATTGTGCGTTACCTCTAAAAAAGTTCACATAAGCAGTATCTAAAGAACGTAAAGCAAATTGCAGAGTTTGGCTATTTACCTCTTTTAACCAAATTGTATCTTCTTGCTTTTTTAAATCAGTTAATGTTTTTGCTTGTGCGTAATAGTTATCTGATTTTTTATTCTTCTGATACTGTTCTTTACGTTCATTTAAAAAGTAATTATAGACAAAACGGGAACAACCAAAGTGTTTATTTAGTAACACTTCTTGCTCTTTATCAGGGCAAATCCTAAACCGATATGTTTTATTAATTACTCGCATCTATTATTAAATAGTCTAAACTTTTGTAAAAGTACATAATTTTTACAATATCCGCAAATATTTTGTAAAACATTCCGTATTCGGGTAAAAATGTTTCACAAAATATTCGCTACGTATGTCTAAAAAATCACAGTACACTTCAACAAATCGTTCAAAACATTATTTAAAATGTCATTTAATTCTTGTTACTAAGTATCGTAGAAATATCTTAGTTGGTCAGTTAAATGATGATTTAAAATCCATATTCAGCTCCATAGCAGATAATTCAGATTTTGAAATAGAAGTAATGGAGTCTGATATTAACCACATTCATTTTTTAATTCGTTACATACCTCGTCTTTCAATATCACAATTAGTTCGTAGATTAAAACAAGAATCCACTCGTCAGTTATGGTTACTACATCCTACTACACTTCGTCAATATTATTGGTATCGTAAGTTACTTTGGTCAGATGGTTTCTTTGTTTGTTCTATTGGTGAAGCATCGCCAGAAACTATACGTCAATATATTTTAACCCAAGGCTAATGGTCGCTTACATCCCACCCACATTCTGATGGGTGGGTTTTACGCTCCGTCATATAAAACTACAAAGTGGTTGTAAGTTGGTGTAATGATTTAGTTTAATAATATCATTTTCGGTAATTGCTGACGATATCGGTATAATGTGGTCTATATCCCATCCATATTTTTCAGTACCATTATATTTTCCATAATTATCCCAAGACATCCAAGACTCAAATTTTGATTCGATATGTTTTTTAAAATCTTCATATGAACAACCGATTATCTCGTGTGTTTTATTTTTTTTAATGAAACCACGATTTTTGATAATATTATTGATGAGTATTTTAGTGTTATGTTTTAATTTAAAGAGAGAATCATTTTTTTTACGTTCTTTAATATAGTTACTGATTCTTTTTTGTATTTTTTCTTTATTTTTTTCTCTGTATAATTTTTGTCTCTCTTTTATTTTTTCTTTATTTTTTTCTCTGTATAATTTTTGTCTCTCTTTTATTTTATCTTTGTTTTTTTCATTATATAGTTTCACCTGTTCTTTTATTTTTTCTTTATTCTTCTCATAATAAGTCTGAGTAAGTTCTTTTATTTTTTCTTTATTTTTTTCCCTATATAATTGTATATATTTATCGTTATACTCTTTTATTTTATCCTTGTTTTTTTCATTATATAGTTTCACCTGTTCTTTTATTTTTTCTTTATTTTTTTCTCTATATAATTTTATATATTCTTTACTGTTTGTTCCCATACTTATAAATATCTTCATATTTCATAAAGAACCTTTTTACATTCTTGAAGTTTTTGGTATATTTATATAAAAAATTAATGTTATGAAACCACAAACAAGAGAAGAAAAAGCTAAAGCATTTGATGCTTTATTGTTAGAACACGATAAACTTAGTCGTGAGGTAAGTTTAATTAACTCTAAATTCAATCTTTCAACAGAAGATGAAAGAAAAATTAAAGATTTAAAAAGACAAATGGACGCAATCCAAAGAAAAGCTGCTAATTTAGGTAGTTACTAATTGACTGAATCAAAAACAGTCATTATATTTGTATTGTTCTTTGATTTATGGGGGCGACTTGGAATTGACTGGCTATGTTTGATTCTGTAGAAGCATGTCGAGACTTGTTAGATGGCTCGTAAAAACCAACTACCAATTTTGTAAACGGCGATATTTTCGCAGATGCAACTGTAGGTCACTTCGTGACTGAAGGTGCAGAAGTTGTAGCCTAATTAGATTAGGTTACACAACGGGTCAGGACATACCTAGGAACAGAAGTCCTAAACCTGGTTTATCTCTACCCTAACAGAGATAGTGGAAGATTAGTTCTCAGTAAACCGAACCACTTAAAAATAAGGGAATTGTGAAGTTTGGAAGGTTAGAAAATCTTATCCTAAACATGTAGAAGACATTGTTAAAATAGAACAAGACGCGGGAGTCGGAGCCCGCCGCCTCCACCAACTAAAAGGTAACCTCACACCAACTGATATTAATAAGGATATTGCAACTGAGTTGGTAAGATATTTAAATATGAATTACCTACCTAAAAATTATAAAATTAGGTCTGAATTTTTTGCCAATAAGGAAGATAAACGTATCTTTGTATAAATTAAAACGGAAATAATATGAAAAATTGGTTTTTAAATATCTTCATCGTAGTATCAATGGTTATCGGTTTTACCTCTTGTAAAAAGGAACCATTAGAACCGGCTAACCCACAAACTACTGTAAACAACCCAGCAAACGTTAACCCAATAGGTTATACTTGGGAGTTTATATAGTGGTAGAGTTTATGTGAAGAACCTTGACAACGGTTCTACTTTCTATTACGACCACTTCAATTCTATCAAGAACTCTAGTAACTTAGATATCTTCATTTCATCTGGTCTTCCATTTGATATGATTTCTAAGGGTATGACTACTTGGAAGTTTACAAGTTCTAACCAATTCGTATTAGATGGTAGTTCTACTTATAACTACAATACCAACACCAACGGTATCTTCAATGTTTACGGTATGGAGAATGGTTCTCCTCGTAACATCGAAGTTTTAAACTCCACCAATGATGTAATGAACGTTAAGGTTTACGAAAGTAACGGTAATGACGGTGTTAATAACTTTACTTTCTATACTGTTTTAACTTTTGTAAAGGTTGGTTACACAGGCACTGTTACTGAATACACTGTACCATCAGGATACTCTTACAGTGGTGTAGTTGGTAATCCATCCACAGCAACAACTTTGGTTGGTACTAAGTGGGTTGTTACTAAGTATGTACAAAACTTTGTAACTCAATTACCTAACGATACTTTGGAGTTTATTTCTACAACTCAATATACTATCAACGGTTATACTCCTCGTAACTATTCTTTGAGTATTGTTGGAAACAACAACAAGAGTTTGTCTCTTTACTCTTTCACAACTTTAGGTGGTGATTGGAGTGGACAAGTTCAAGGAACTTTCATCAACGATTGGGTTATTAACAACGCGTTATTCACCAATATGTTTGTCACAACTCCTGACGCTAGAATATGGGTTATAAGAATACTATAAAAAAAGGGGACTTAAGTCCCCTTTTTTATTAATCTTCTTTTCTATATTTTTTACTGACGTAAATTGCTTTCTTTTTAGATTCTCTTTCTCTTACAGATTTCTTCACGAACTCTTTTCTATCTTGGAGTTCACGCATTTGACGAGTTTTAATCACTTTAGATTTATACTCTTTTAGGGCTCTTTCAATCCCACCTTTTCCTTCTTTTACTTTTACTATTAACATATATTATAAATATGTTTAATTCTATTTAAAAATCAACATTTAGATAAAAATAAGTGTGGACTATTCTATTGATTGGGTGTACGTTATATTTATTACTATATATCTTAACCATGTTAGGTATTACCTCAAATAAACTAATGTTTTCTGACTCCGTCGGAAGATTGAATAAAACCCAAAAAATTTTATTGAAAAATGGATATCGTAAGAATAACCCTTATAGGGTATGGCTACGATGTGGCGAGGGGCATTGTCGCAAAGAAAGACTACAACAGAATTAAGAATTCTACTTCCCTTGATAATATATGGATTAAAGGATTAAAAAAGAAACTAGGAAAACAGTGGAATGAATTTAGAGAAGATTTCCACGAATATGGGATAACAAAGGGTGATATTATTATCACAGTAAATGATGAAGAAATATTAAACTTACCAATAAATGTTCTTGACAGTTATAGTTTTAGTGATGTAGATTTAGTGGACTTAGAAGGTTATATGTACCCAATAACTGATGATGTTGTTGTTACAATCATTCAGGAGTTACAAGGTACTTTTATGGATGTGGTTTTCATCACCGAAGAAGAATTTAATTTAAGGAAGTTTAAATTCATTGAAAAAGAAATTCAAAACGAAAAAGAAGAAGCGATGATTAGTTCTTTAATCAGTGAGGTTTACTATGATGGAGAAATGATTAATTTTACAGGAGATAACACAGACCTAAGAATGTCAAACATTTATTTTGACACGGGTGATAAAAAGTTTCAGAAAAATGAAAAAAATAATAATAGAAGGATTTAAATTAAACCAACAGGTTTTAATTACCACATACAATCCACCTTTAAAAGGTAAAGTGGTAGACATGTACGAAATCGACTCTATGATGGTAGCTGACGATGATTTAAGACGTAAATACCCTAAAGTGGTACCAATTTTTGAAGTCGTCTTGGAAGATGGTAAGTTACGTTCTTTCGTAAAAGATGTTGTAAAAAAAGCCTAAGTATTACTTAGGCTTTTTCTTTTCATAGGATTTACCTTTAAACAATACAGGTTTTAACCTCTCATATAACTCTATATACTGTTGTAATATGTAGGTATTTTGTGGATCACGTTGTAAATCTTTAATATCTTTAGATAAAGTTTCTCTAATATTCTTTATTGTAAATTCTTCCTTATGGAAATCAGCATAGGTCCCAGTATCATCATTTAATTCATAAATTGTCATATTTTTCCTTATCACCTGTGCAATATGGAATCTTGTACCTTCGAATATATATGCAATTAATTTATATAAACTTTTACCTTTTGGTTTTTTAGGTATTTCAATATCCTGATAAGGCTTAATAATTTCTTCTGCCCAACCAAAATCTTCTTCAGATTCTTTTATTCTTTTCTTTAAAACATTTTTAAGTAAG